CCGGCTGGGTCGGCCGACTTACCATGGCGAAAGGCTAGGTGATCTGATGCGCGAGATCAGGATCTACGGAGCATTGGCCAAGTTCCTTAAGCGTCGGGTGTTCCGCGCTGAGGTGGCATCAGCAGCAGAAGCTGTGCGGTTCCTGGTGGCTAACTTTCCCGCCGTCGAAAAGCACATGGCGGATCAGCATTACCGGGTAAGTCTCGGCGAGCGCGACCTTGAACTAGAAGAGATCCACGATCCTGCCGGCCAGCAGGTGATCAAGATCGTGCCCGTGGTGGCTGGTGCAGGCGCAGCAGGGAAAATCTTGGCCGGGATTGCCTTGATCGCTTTGGCATTTATTCCTGGCGTGGGAACGGTGGCAGCTACGGCGGCAGCCGCAGCACATTTTTCAATTGTTGGGAGTGCCTTGTTTGGCCTTGGCGCCAGTCTGCTGTTAGGCGGTGTTGCGCAGCTCATAACACCAACACCGACGCTGGCAACTGGTTCTGATTCCAATAGTGACCCACGCAAGTCCTATAGCTTCAGCTCCATCCAAAACACGTCGCGTCAAGGCACGCCCGTACCCGTGGTTTATGGCGAAACCATCGTGGGCTCGGTTGTAATCAGCGCCGGTATTGACATCGCGCAGGTGGCGGCATGACCTTAATTCGTGGCGCTAAAGGCGGCGGCGGTGGCAAGGGCGGCGGCGGATCGCAACATACACCAACCGAAGCAGCCAACAGCCTGTTTTCCACCTCTTACGCCAAGTTGGTGGATTTGATCAGCGAAGGTGAAATCTATGGCCTCAAGGATGGCCTGAAATCCATCTACGTTGAAAACACTCCGCTGCAAAATACGGATGGTTCATATAACTTTCAAAACGTCAGCGTTTACACCCGCACCGGCACGCAATCGCAAAGCTACATCCCTGGCTTTGATGATGTTGGCAATGAAATCTCTGTTGGCGTCACGGTGCAGCAGGCTACTCCTGTAGTTCGCAGCATCACCAACACCGCCGTTAATGCTGCACGGGTCACCATCACGGTTCCGCAGCTTCAGCAAATCCAAGACAACGGTGACATCAACGGCACCAGCATTCAGCTCCGCATTGCCGTGCAATATAACGGAGGCGGTTATACGACGGTTATTGATGACACGATTAGCGGTCGCACCTCGCAGCAATACCAGCGGCAATATCTGGTCAACCTCAGCGGTGCGTTTCCGGTAGACATCAAAGTCACCCGCGTCACGGCTGATAGTGGCAGCGCCAAGCTCAATAACGCCTTCTCTTGGAGTTCGTATACCGAAGTCACCTACGCCAAGCTTGCCTATCCCAACTCGGCGTTAATTGGTGTTCGGATTGACGCAGAACAATTCAACAGCATCCCCAGTCGCTCGTATCGAATCCGTGGCATCAAGGTCAAAATCCCAAGCAACGCCACAGTCGACAACACGACTGGGCGGTTGATCTATTCCGGTATTTGGAATGGCACCTTTGGAGCGGCGCAATGGTGTAGCGACCCCGCCTGGTGTTTATGGGATTTGCTCACGAGCACCCGTTACGGGTTCGGCAATCACATCGACACCACCCAGCTTGACAAATTTGCGTTCTATTCCGCCAGCCAGTATTGCTCAACGTTGGTGCCTGATGGCTTTGGTGGCACCGAGCCGCGCTTTAGCTGCAACGTCAATCTTCAAACCGAAGAGGACGCTTACAAGCTCATCAACGATATGTGCTCGGTGTTTCGTGCCATGCCGTACTGGAGCACTGGAGCGCTCACGGTCGCGCAAGATAAACCATCTGATCCGGCGTACCTTTTCACCTACGCCAACGTTGATGAAGCCGGGTTCAGCTATAGCGGCTCCAGCCTGAAGACCAGGCCGAACGTGGCGGTGGTCCAATACATGGACCTCGACCTCAGAAACACGGCCTACGAGGTTGTCGAAAACGCGGCGTCGATCGCCAGATACGGTGTGATTAAAACGCAGGTCACAGCCTTTGCTTGCACCTCTCGCGGTCAAGCTCACCGTGTTGGTGATTGGTTGCTGTATACGGCCAACAATGAAGCCACGGAAACCGTCACCTTCACTGCATCGATTGACGCGGGTGTGGTAGTGCGCCCCGGTCAGGTAATTGAGATCAGCGACCCGGTGCGTGCTGGTGCCCGGCGTGGTGGGCGGATCAGTTCGGCAACTACCACCACCGTCACCGTGGACGATGCCACTGGCCTCTCTGCTACCAACGGTCCAACGCTGTCGGTGATCCTGAGCGATGGCACTGTTCAAAGTCGCACGGTTTCAAACATCAACGGCAGAGTTCTTACGGTTTCGGCTGCATTTAGTTCGGCACCCAATCCCAACAGTGTTTGGATCTTTGAAACCAACGACTTGAAAACCACCACTTGGCGCGTGTTGGGTGTCCAAGAACAAGATCAATGCAAATACGCCATCACAGCGCTGGCATATAACAGCGGCAAATACGATTACATCGAACGAGGCGTTGCGCTGCAAACCCGCAAGGTTAGCAGCCTCAATAGCGTCCCCGCAGCGCCCACCAACCTCAACCTCACGGAGGCGCTCTACAAATACCGCGATCAGGTCAGCTCCAAGATCATCATCACCTGGCAGGGCATCCAGGGCATCAACCAATACCTGGTCAAATACCGCAAGGATTCCGGCAACTGGACCACGGTCACCAGGCAGCAGCAGGACTACGAAATCCTCGACACCACGCCTGGTTATTTCGAGGTCAACATCTACAGCCTCAGTGCAGGCGGGCAATCCTCTGCCACGGCGTTATCCGGCACCATCACAGCGCTGGGCAAGACGGCGCCACCGGCCAACGTGCCGGCGCTTTATGCCGTGCTGGATCCTGACGTTGGCGTGACGCTGAGCTGGAATGCGGTCACGGACCTGGACCTTCAGGGCTACGAGATTTGGCAGGGCGCAGCGTGGGGAAGTGGCACCAAGCTTGGCTTGTTTTCCGCCACGTCCAAGAAGCTCGGGTTAGTTGCGACCGGCACCACAACATGGTGGATCAAGGCGCTGGACACCAGCGGCTCATACAGCACCACCGCTATCAGTGCATCGCTTACGATCAGCGGCGCAGCGGCGCCAACAACCAGTGGCTCCTTCGGCGGCGAGAACTTCACGCTGGCATGGGGTGCCATCAGGGGCAATTTCTCGACGGCCTATTACGAGGTGCGATATGGAGCTACCTCCAGCACATGGGCGACGGCAACCAGCCTCGGCACCGTCAAAGGCACGACTTACCCCACCAAGGCAAATTGGGTTGGTACGCGCCGGTTCTTTGTTGCAGCCGTGGACATCATCGGCACGGTTGGCACCAGCAATTATTTCGACGCAATCGTTATCGCCCCAACTCAGCCGACCATTACCCAACAAGTCGTTGACAACAACGTCTTGTTGTATTGGACCGACTCCACCCAGACGTTGCCGATTGCATCTTATGAGCTGCGCAAGGGATCAACCTGGGCAGGCGCCACGGTGGTCGGCACCAAGCAGGGCAAGTTCACCACGGTATTTGAGACGACTTCCGGCACCTACACCTATTGGCTGGCGGGCATTGATGTCGGTGGCAACTACGGGACTCCGGGTAGCATTTCCGCGCAGGTGAACCAGCCGCCTGACTACGTGCTCAAGTTTGATCAAAACAGCACTTTCAGCGGCACCAAGGCCAACGTTGTGGTTGATAACGGCGCATTGATTGCCACGGTCAACACGAGCGAAACTTGGCAATCACACTTCACCAGCCGGAGCTGGACCACACTCCAAGATCAGATCAACGCAGGGTATCCATACTTTGCGATGCCATCGCAAACCACTGGGCAGTATTACGAGGACATAGATTACGGAACGGTCTTGGCTGGCACCAAGGTGTCGCTGATGCCCACCACCAACGTCATCGCAGGTAGCACCACCATCACGCCAACCATCAGCGTCAAAAAGTTGAGCACTGATGCTTGGACCGTCTACTCAGGTCTTAGCTCAGTGTTCGCCACCAACTTCCGCTACGTTCGGGTGCAGTACGACTTCGCCAGTGCCGGCAATGATGACCTGCTTCAGATCACTGCGCTGAACGTCAAGCTGGATTCCAAGCTTCGCAATGACTCCGGCACCGGCACCGCTAATTCGGGTGACAGCGGCGGAACGGTCGTGAACTTCAACATCGCTTTCGTGGATGTGGACAGTATTTCGGTCACGCCACTAGCTACCACTTCTGTGGTGGCAGTCTATGATTTCGTTGATGTCCCCAATCCCACTAGCTTCAAGGTGCTTTTGTTCAACAGTTCTGGCACACGAGTTAGCGGCGCCTTTAGCTGGAGCGCACGAGGAAACTGATGGCTAACGCAAACTGGTCTAACCCGACTCTCACCAGCACCTATACCAACTTTGTCTCGGAGGTGAAGAACCGGGACGAAGACCTGGCGCTTCAGTTTGACGGCACCACCAGCACCAATATCCCCACAGGCACGATCCGCTGGGATAGCTCGGCTAACCGTTGGAAGAAGTGGAGCGGCAGCGCATGGGGCGAGCTGACCAGCACTTATGCGTTGACCGGCCTGAGTACCACGGGCAATGCGGCAATCGGCGGCGTAACTACACACCCAGCAGGAAGCGCCACGGCCGGTTCAATCCAAGTTGGAACTGGCACCACCTATGCGCCCGGCATCTACTCCCCCGGCACAGACCAACTAGCCATCTCAACTAATGGCACTGGGCGGGTGTTTGTTGATTCGACAGGCAAGGTAGGTCTGGGGACTTCTAGCCCTAGTACATACGGTGCTCAACTTGCTGTTATTGGTGGCAGCGTTCATGTAGACCGAAACATTGGCGGTGGTTCTGCTCAAGTTCAATTCTCAATTGGCGCTTCTTCTGGCGCCAACTTTGGACAGATTGGCAATACCGGCACACGCTGGTCGCTTGGATATGGGACTACTGCTAACACCATTGGCACTGAAGTTCTTACTTGGGACTCCTCAGGTCGCGTAGGGATTGGCACTACTAGCCCCAATAAGTTACTTCATGTTGCGGGAATAGAATCTGTTATTGGTGCTTATCAACTTGAGCTAGAAGGAAGATTTAATGGTTATGGTGCTGGAATTCAATTTTCTTCTAGAACCTCCAGTGGCGGCACTTTGCTTGCAATGGCAAAGATTACTGCCGATGGTGAAAACCCCTGGGATACAACGCCTGCAAACCAAGATGCTGGCCTTCGTTTTTATACAACACTTGATGGGACACTTGCAGAAAAGTTGCGTATAGACGCATCAGGCCGCGTAGGGATTGGCACTACGAGCCCTAGCAGCGGGCTTCATTTAGCCAATGCAACTGCGGGAAGTGCTGCTAACTTTACATTAAGCAATCCAGCCAATAACTGGTCAATCAAAACTGGCACAACAGAAAACGCTCTTGTATTTTATGAAAATCAATTTTCATCAGAAAAAGCCCGCATCGACAGCTCCGGCAGGCTCTTAGTTGGTACGTCTAGTGCGCGTCCTTACACGTCACTTGGTTACGCCAAGTTTCAACTTGAAGGCACAAGTTTTGCCGACTCATCTATTGGTCTTACTAACAATCAAGCAACAGTTGACGGCTCATATTTGGTCTTTAACAAGACACGCGGCACTGCAATAGGTAGTGTTACAAGTGTTCAATCGAATGATTTACTGGGTTCAATCTGGTTCGAGGGAGCTGACGGTACAACTCCAATTCGCGGTGCAACTATTGAAGCTGCCGTAGACGGCACCCCCGGCGCCAACGGCATGCCGGGCCGTCTAGTGTTCTCCACTACGGCCGCCGGCTCGGCTAGCCCTACGGAGCGGATGAGGCTGGATTCAAGTGGGAACCTCGGCATCGGATGCACCCCAATCGTTCCTCTTGATGTTGTCGGTAACCATCGGTGCTCTTCCGCCAGCCAGCCGCAGCTGATCCTCAACAGCACCGCTTCCGGAAGCTGGAAGAGCAACATCCGCTTTCAAAACAGCGGCACTGCTAAATATGAAATCGGTGTTGATACGGCGTCGGCGGGTGCAAATAACTTTTATTTCTATGATGCTGTCGCCGCTGCAAACCGTGCAGCAATTACATCCACGGGCGTTTTTCAATTTGATTCTGGGTACGGTTCTGCCGCTGCTGCCTACGGTTGCCGCGCTTGGGTTTATTTCAACAGCGCTGGCACTGTTCAAGCAAACGGCAACGTCAGCAGCGTTACTTATACTGCCACCGGAATTTATACAATTAATTTCACAAACGCCATGCCTGATGCAAGCTATGCATGGTCCGGTAGTGCTTTGCAGAACAGCGATAGCATCCCTTCCCTTTTAACTGAACGCAGCCGAGCGACATCTTCATTAGTGGTTCGCGAGGACCAAGCTCGCGGTGCAGCTGCTGGAGCAGCATCCGTCGCCATTTTCCGCTAACCAATCATGACTCAAGCAATCATCTACCCTCAAGACAACGGCAGCATTGCACTGGTGGTGCCTACCGGCGAACTGCCCATTGCGGACGTTGCTCAAAAAGATGTGCCCGCTGGTACGCCCTACCTGATCGTGGACGCTGCCAGCATCCCTGAGGACCACACCTTCTTCAATGCCTGGGAAGCTGACTTCAGCAATCCTGACGGCCACGGCCTTGGCGCCGACGCTTACTTTGCCGCCAAGGAGGCCAACCAATGATCACGATCAATCTCAACAAAGCCCGCGAGATTCACAAGGACAAGATGCGCAATGCACGCGCACCTAAACTTGCGGCGCTTGACGTTGCCTTCATGCGTGCCGTTGAGCAGGCCGACACCGCCAAGCAGGCCGAGATTGCCGCTGAAAAGCAAGCGTTCCGCGATGTAACTAAAGACCCCGACATCGTGGCAGCCACGGACGTGGAAGAACTCAAGTCCGCCTGGCCTTCAATCCTTGGTGACTCTCCCTACTGATGGCCGTCCGTTCTAAAACCGGCACCGCTCGCATCGAGCACAAATCAATAACGTAATCGCTAGCCTGATTTAACTGTTTATTTTGTCTTGGCGGTTAA